GCCCAGGACATGATCGCGGCCTCGCACCTCCGCCGCATCCGGGACAACTTCAAGCGCATCGGCATCCCGGCCCCGCTCCCCGAGCAGATCGCGCTCGTCTGGAACCTCGGCTGGACCGCCGCCCGCAACCGCGAGTTCCGCCCGAACGACTACGCCCTCCGCGTCGGCGCTCTTTTCCGCTCGACCCAGCTGAGACGCTGACAAGAGTCTTTCCCAATGGCTCACCTCATCGTCGCAATCGACCCTGGCGTAAATGGCGGCATCGTCTGGTCTACGGGCGAAGCCGTTGAGACCGCCAAGATGCCCGCGACTGATGTCGAGGTCTGCCAACTGCTCGCCGACCTGTCCTGCAAGGCCAAGGACATCGAACTCTTCCTCGAAGAGCCGCCCCTCTTCGCCGGCAAGAACATCCCCGGCTCCGCAATCGGCAAACTGATGTGGAACACGGGCGTCCTCTACGGCGCCGCCGTCGCCATGGGCTGGCGCATCCACCGCATCCGTCCTGCCATCTGGCAGAAGGCCCACACCTGCGGCACGAAGGGCGACCTGTCGACGACCCAGTGGAAGAACAAGCTGAAGGCCCGGGCCGCCGAACTGTTCCCTAACGTCGACGTCACCCTCTGGAACGCCGACGCCCTACTCATCTTCGACGCCGCCACCCGCCGCGCCATCAACTGACAATGGATCCTTGGCTATTCATCATCATCCCGTTTCTTCTTATCTTTGTCGCTATGAATGTCTGCAAATGGGCCGAGGCCTATGACAAGTATAAGACCTTCGACGACCCGTTTGACCTAATTATGATGACAATCTGCACGGCTTTTGGCATCTCCATCGCCTACGGCATATATAAACTCGCATTTTAACCACCTATGAAGAAAGACCTCCCAAAGTCCTCCGGCGAATACCGCATCATCGCGGACTCGTCCTACGTCATCCTCCCCGATCAGAAGGTCGCCCGCCTGCTGACGCCGACCGTCCGCAACGGCGTAACCTACTACAACCTCTTCGTCCCAGGCTATACCCGCATGTCCCTCGCCGACATCGAGGCCACCATCAAGGCAGGCGTTGTCACCCGCGCCGAGCCGTCCGCCAAGTAATTTCCCACCATGAGCACCACGCCCACCAAACCCACCACCGCAACCGCCGACTTGGTCTCCGCCTTGGCCGAGCTCGACAACGTCAAGGCCAACAAGGTCAACCCCGGCTTCAAGAACAGGTACGTCTCCCTCGACGCGCTGCTCGACGCCATCAAGCCCGTCCTCCTCTCTCACAACCTGGCCCTGATCCAGACGCTCATCTCCGAGGAAGGGAAGGTCGGCATCAACACCGCCTTCCTCCACGCCTCCGGCGAGCGCTTCGACTTCGGTCGCCTGATGGTCAAGGCCGAGGGGCTCGACGCCCAGAAGATCGGCGGGGCCATCACCTACATCCGACGGCAGTCCATCCAGACGGCCTGCGGCATCTCGGTAGACCTCGACGACGATGGTGCCACGGCGGCCTCTGGCTTCCGTTCTGCGGCTGTTTCCGCCCCTACCCCTGCCACCCCCCGCCCCCTCACCCGATGAGTGCTGACCCAATCGGCGACGCCTTCAACGCCCTCCACAACGCCAACCTCCTTCAGGCCAAGGACGCCCGCATCCGTCAGCTCGAAGAACGCCTCGAGGCCATGCGCGAGGCCGGCGACGCGATCTGGTACTGCGTCCGCCACGCCGAGACAGTCGCCCCCGAGGAGCTGATGCAGTCCGTCCGCGACTGGCAGGAGGCCCGCAACCATGGCTGACAATAACGAGGAGGTCTGGGCCGAGGCCTGCCGCCGCGCCGAGAAGCGCTGCGAGAACCAAGCCGAACACATCGCAGAACTGCGCAACGCCGGGAACCAACTCGCCCGCGTCATGCAGGACATCCTCGGCTCCGGCATGGTGAACTGCCGCATCTCCCAAGCCGTCATGGAGACCACGATCGCCAAATGGAAGGACGCCCGCTTCGGACGATGAGCACCCCGATCCCCGCCGGCATCGACCGCATCTCCCGCACCGTCCGCGGACAGTACGCCCTGCTCCTGCTCCTGGACGGCTACCCTTACGTCGAGTTCATGGCTCGCAAGCACGCCGACTTCCTCTCCGACCTCGGCCTCTGGAAGCGCAAGACGCACCCGTCCCTCGTCCGCTCGCAGGTCCGCTTCTTCACCGTTGACCCGGTCGGGACCATAAAGTAACTTAACTTCAAATGACTAACCGCGAGAACATCAGGCGCCTCGTCGAGAACATCACCGGCGAACTCGCCATCGTGCAGCAGATCGCCGGACTGCACGACCTCCACTCCGAGGACGTCAGCATCGTCTCCGACCTGAACCGCTCCGCCATCACCGAGCTCCAGGTATTCGCCGCCAACGCCGACAGCGTCGACGAGTCCTATCAGGTCAAGGCCCTGCACGACCGCGTCCATGTCCTCGTCGTCCAGCTGCGCGTCCTGCGGAACACCCTCGAGGCCATGGAGAACGCCGCCGAGAAGGCCCTCGAAGACGTCCGCCGCATCTCCGCCAGCGTCGAGGAGTCCGCCCCCGACGACGACGCCCTCTGACTTTCCCACCAAAACCAAACACCAAGAAACCACACCACAATGCGAGTCCCTCCCCACATCATCGAACACCGCGTCATCTATGACGGCATCCAGGCGCTGAACTACAGCGGCGCCAAGGAGCTGCTCCGCTCGCCCGCCCACTACCAGTCCTACCTCAACCAGGAGCGCGAGGAGACCAAGGCCCTCCGCATGGGCTCGCTGATCCATTGCGCCGTGCTCCAGCCCGAACTGCTCGCCGAGAAGTTCGTGACGGCCCCCGAGGTCGACCGCCGCACGAAGGACGGCAAGGAGGCCTACGCGGCCTTCCAGTCCTCCCTCAAGCCCGGGCAGACCGTGATGACCTCCGAGGAACACACCGAGGCCCAGATCGTCGCATCCGCCGCCAAGAACGCCCTCGACCGCCTCGAGGTCACCTTCGACGCGACCGAACTGATGTTCACGACCGACCACAACGGCGTACAGCTCAAGTGCGCCATCGACGGCGTGTCCGGCGACTACATCTGGGACCTGAAGACCACCGAGGACGCGTCCCCTTCCGTCATCCTCAAGGCCATCCGCGCCTACCGCTACAACCTCCAGGCCTATTTCTACCGCCTCTGCTACGAGACCGCCTTCGAGCGCCGCATGCGCGGCTTCCGCTTCCTGTTCGTCGAGAAGGAGCCGCCCTACGCCACCGCCGTCGTCGAGATCGGGCCCGAGCTGATGTCCTACGCCGTCGGAGACTTCGAGAAGGCGCTTCAGACCTACCGCGAGTGCACGACGCTCGGCGAATGGCCTGCCTACGGCGACGACATCCAGGTCATCGACATCAAGGGCGCCACCGCCTCCACCCCCATCACCTTCGCCTAACATGGAAAACCAAAACGACCGCCCGCCGCTCACGTCCATCTCGACGAACGGCACCTACAAGCTGAAACTCATCAAGCCGAAGCCCGAGAAGGTGAAGGTCTGGGACGACGGCTTTGTCTCCTGCCGCCTGTTCTTCGTCGACGACAAGGGCTTCTGCCTGTCCAAGAACTTCTCCAGCAAGTACGGCAAGGCGCTCGCCATGCTCGTCGGCAAGTTCTCCGGCAAGTTCACCGAGGAGATCCGCCCGGACGCGACCAGCGCCGAGTTCCTCCAGTACCTCGCCCCTGCCTGCGGCCAGACCATCCTCGTCGGCGTCGAGGTCGAGCCCAACGGCGAGTTCAATGGCAAGCCCCAGTACAAGTACAAGCTGACCTACCCCAAGGGCTCCCAGAAACCCGTCGTCCAGGACGCTCCTCCCGCCTCAGGCGTAGACTTCTGACCACATGGCCGCCGCATCCACGCCGATGGCTCCCCCGACTCTCGTGCTCGTGGCAGGGTTCGCCCGGGCCGGTAAGGACACCCTCTGCACGGGACTCCTCGAATGGGCGACCCGCCCCGCCGAGCACATCAACTTCGCCGACGCGCTCAAGGAGGCCTCCAACCACTACATGGATTACCTCGGCCTCGAGGGGAACTTCTTCAACGAGGACTTCAAGGTCGCCAACCGCGACTTCCTCGTGAACGCCGGCACCTTCGCCCGTCGCCTCGACCCCGACGTCTTCGCCCGCCACTTCGCCAACTGGTGCCCGGTCATGAAGCACGCCGACCAGCCCAGCCCCGAGACCGTCGTCTGCTCCGACTGGCGATACATCAACGAGCTGCGGGTGTGCCAGGACGTGCTCTGGGAGAAGGGCTGGAAGGTCCGCACCGTCTACGTCGCCACCGCCGGCGTCGGCCCCGCCAACGACGAGGAACTCGAATCCATCGCCGAGATACGCGCCTCGCACCTATTCGACCAGGAGTACATCTTCAAGCCGAACTCCCGAAACCAGATCATGGCGGAAGGACGCCATCTCGCCAAGTCATGGAGACTCTGACGCCCGAGACCATCGCCTGGGGCCGTCGCATCGGCATCGACCCGGCACGACTCGCCTTCCTCGCGTCCTGCCCGAAGTTCACCGTCTGCCACGGCCACCGCAAGAGCGAGCGCAACGTGAAGGACAACCCGAACCACCACCTTCAGAAGCTCGGCGACTGCTACTGGTTCCGCCTCCGCCGTCGCGGCGCCGACATCGTCGAGAACATCGGAGGCGACCTGACCGCCGCCCGCAAGCGCCGTGACGAGATGCTCGCGGCCTTCGACGCCGGCAAGCCCGTCCCATACCTCAACGCCCGATGAGCACCCCGACCCGCTTCGTCGCCTTCGGGGACAACCACGGCGACATGGCCGACCCGGAGGCCCTTGAGGCCCTATATGCCTTTTGCGACGATTACCTACGCCCTGGGGATATCCGCGTGCACCTCGGGGACTGCTTCGACTTCCGCTCCCTCCGCCGTGGCGCCTCGAACGACGCCGAAGGGGCCGAATCCTTGATTGCCGACATCGAGGCCGGGGAGGACTTCCTCGCGAAGACCCGCCCGACCGTCTACCTCATGGGCAACCACGAGCACCGCGCCGTCGCACTCCAGCATACCTCCGGCTCCGCCCTCGTCCGCGACTACTGCGCCGACCTCGAGTCCCGCATCCGCTCCTCGGCCCGCAAGGCCGGTGCCAAGACCATCCTCCCATACCACGCCGAGAAGGGCGTCTACCGCCTCGGCCCGGTCGCCTTCATCCACGGCTACGCCCACGGCCTCAACGCCACCGCCGAGCAGGGCAAGCACTACGCCGACCGCGGAGGAGCCCTCATCCACGGTCACACGCACACGCTCTCACAGGTCAATCTGACCAAGGCCGAAGGCGGCGCCGCTTTCTCCGCCGGCTGCCTCTGCCAGAAGGACGCCATGGCCTACGCCTCGCACCGTTTAGCCACCTCCCGCTGGGGCTCGGGCTTCGCCGCCGGCTGGGTCGACGGCAACGACTGGAAGGTCTTCCTGGTGCACCGCGTCGGCAGCCGATGGATCTGGACATCCGACCTCAAGGTCTACACGCCCCGCCGCCGATGACCGCCTTCGACGCCCTGTCCCTGGTCGCCGCCCTTAACGGCAGGAAGGACTACTCCGTCCCGAAGGGCTGGTACTCCATCGAGCAGATCCGCGAGGAACTCCGGCTCGCCCACACCCGCAACGCATCCTCCCGCGCCTTCGAGCTGCACAAGCGCGGCCTCCTCGAGCGCAAGCCGCACCAGACGAAGGCCAAGACAGGCCAATGCCACTACGGGTACATCTACCGCCCCGTCAGTCCCTACCGCACCATCTCCGAAGCCAGCGTCAACAACTTCAAGGCCCGCGAGGACAAGGTGCCGAAGGGCTGGGTCCGTGTCGTCGACTACTCCGTCGACGCCCGCATCTCGCACGTCGCCATGCGCGCCCGCATCGCCCGGGCCAACGTCAAGCCCCGCTATTTCAAGACCGCCCGCGGCATCTCCGGCCTGCACCTCAACGCGTATTACCGCAAGGCCGACCTCGACCGCCTGATGCCTAAAGCACCTTGACCTCGGGCGACCCACGCCCCAATCAACCTCTTCTTCCTTCCATGACTCCGCCCAACAACACGGCAGCGGAACGCCACCTCCTCGGCGTCCTCCTCCGTGACGCCCTTCCCTTCCCCGCCGATCTCAAGGCCTCCGACTTCTTCGAGCCGGTCCATCAGGACATCGCCGCCGCAATACTCGCCCTCGAGGTCGACGGCACGCCCGGGGACGAACTCACCGTCTCGCAACGCCTCCGCGAGATGCGTTCGCCTGTCGACGCCGCCACCGTCTCGCTCCTGGTCAGCGACGCAGGCGCCGCCACCTACCGTCCGGAGCACGTCGAGCTCATCGCCGACGCCGCGATCCTGCGGGCCGCTTCCTCCGCCGCGTCGAACGCCACCGACCCCGACGCCCTCCTCGAGCATTATGCCCGCCTCGCCGACAAGCGCAAGGCCTCGAAGGCAAAGCACGGACCGAAGCGCATGGCCTTCGACGACCTGATGGCCTTCGACCGCAAGGACGATCCGAACAGCGTCCTCGGCAACCGCTGGCTCTGCAAGGGCGGCTCCCTCCTCATCGTCGGCCAGTCGGGGACAGGCAAGTCGTCGCTGATGATGCAGGCCGCCGTCCATTGGTGCCTAGGCCGCGACTTCTTCGGCATCAGGCCGGCCCGCCCCCTCCGTGCCATCATCCTCCAGGCCGAGAACGACGCGGGCGACGTCTCCGAGGCCTTGCAGGACGTCGTCGCAGGGGCATACCTCGACAGCCAGGAGCGTGACCAGCTGCGCGAGTCCCTCGCCATCTACCGCGACACCGTCAGCACGGGCACCACCTTTACCGCCGGCCTCGCCGACCTAGTCCGCGAACAGCGGGCCGACATCGTCTTCGTCGACCCGCTCCTCTCCTTCGCCGGCATCGACGTCTCCGATCAGGAGCAGGCCTCCAAGTTCCTGCGCCACGACCTCGCCCCGATCCTCCTCGAGACGGGCGCCGTACTCGTCGCCATGCACCACACCGGGAAGCCCAAGGCCGCCTCCGACAAGGAAGGCCACACCGTCGCCGACCTTGCCTACGCAGGCCTCGGCTCCTCCGAGTTCACGAACTACTTCCGCGAGGTCGCCGTCCTGTTCCGATGCCAAGGCGAGGAGCCGATCTACAAGTTCGGCCTGACCAAGCGCCGCGGACGTGCCGGCCTCAAGGACCACGAAGGGCAGTTCAAGGGGGAGATTTACATTCGCCACGCCGCCGAGAAGGGGGTCATCCGCTGGGAATACAGCCAGCCCCCCTCCCAGACTGGCACCGAGGTCGCCTCAGGGCATAGCGATTCCAGCCCCGCCAAGGGGTCGCCAAGGCGTTTGAAGGTCTGACGAGGGTCAACACCCGTACCCCCACCCTAAACCGAATGTTAAATCCCTTCTCAACTTCCGACTCAACTTCCGTCCCATGTACTACGTACAAGGGTGAA